GGTCAGAACAACATCCTTCAAAAACAACGTTAACTACTTCCAAAAGATGCTGAGCTGTATAGTCACCATCATTGATATATTTAGAAAAAACTTTGGAATAAAAAGAAGTGCGAAACTGTGTATCATTTTGGATCTGCAAACAAGAAAGTGCAGGTCCATTAATTAATAAACATTCAGTAACTAGATGAGAAAGAGATGCAAGACCATAATCAGTCTCGCTAAAAACTAAGTTTTCAGAATAAAAAACTTTTTTGTATAAACGACCACCTTGTGTTTCCACTTCAGGTAGAGGTTTTAAAAAATCTTTGAGATTAACTTTTGTACCACGCTTCCAATTTGCCCTCTTTGGTAGGACAAAAGGAATCTTGGTTGAGATCGGTTTAGGGGCCTCAAAAACAACAGGTTCAACAGGAGATGCAATGGTTTTCCAATTCTTAGCTTTCTTGAAGGGCTTTGTGACAATATTCAAGGTAAAATCACCTTGTTTATTACCACCACAAGCACAGCAACAAAGAGTTATTGGGGGAGATTCAGGATTTATAGTATAAGAATAAATACAACATTTACAACGACAACAATATTTAATTTCGCATGCACACTTCTCTTTCCAAACAACACGCGTGTCTGGACTAGCACAGTTTCCACATGGTGTAGAAATTGTGTCACTAAGATGTTCATCCATATGCTCGCATCTAACTTTATAGCCAACAAGCTTTTCAGCTACGTAAACCGGTTCAATAACATTGAACCATCGACCATGAGAACACTTGTGGCGCTTGTTGTAAGCACGCAGGCGTTCTTGGGATGTTAAGTTAGGAGTCAAATAAACATTTAAGAGAGGCGATTGAACTGCAAAACGTCCAGCAGTTCTTTTTGCATAACCTTCACGGTTATGCACAATTTTTGCATGTGCAACTTTGAGATTCGTATGGATTGGTGTTAATGTCATCAAATTAGGAATTTGTCTGACATTAGCTTCAGATCGTTTGATTTGTCTTTGACGATAGATTGCGTTGGTATCAATAATCTTATCGTCTTGACTGAGATTCAAAATGCGGGGGTCTATTGGAGCATAGTTTTTCTCCACATTATATTGTGGTTTGGATTGTGTTTCAAAATCTTGGTTAGACATAGTTAAATATATTATCCATTGTTTGGTTGCTAAAAAGGCAAGGAAAAGGGGAATAATATTCTCTTTAAAAGGTAAATAATCAAAACATAGTTGTGTGTTTAGGGTAAGGAAAATCTTTAGACAGGCAGGGACTTTAAACAAACTCGGAAGGCAAAACTTTAAAATTACATTTTTATAACGATTGCTTTTAATAAAACTATGGTGCAAACAAATGTTGCAGCATAGGATATTGTAAAGCAATTGTCTCTTCAAGAGAAGGAAATACGGAGTGAAGTAGTAA